GAATTGGGGTGAAGAAGAACACACTCATGCAACTAAAGTAAAGGAATATATTGATGATAGGAATGGTAAGATAATTGTTCCTGCATTGGATAAACCTTTAATAGAGTTTACTGGAATGAGTGATATCCTTACTAAAGTATTTGAGAGAGAAGTTGATACTGAAAAGGTATATAATATTTTATCTGCAAAAGCTTTAAGAGATAATGACAGACCTACATTTGAATTCTGTACTTGGTTTATTAATGAACAGAGAGAAGAAATTGTAAAAGCAAGAAAATTAATTGATTCTTTTAATCTTATTGGAGAAGATAATCCTAATATGAAGCATTATATGGAAGAAGAATTTAAGGATTTACTTGGATAATAGTATAGAATATAATAAATAAAATTAGTTTATAGCTATACAGAAAAAATAAAGTAGTATAAACCATTGATTTTACTGAAATTAATAATATATATTTGTAACAATAAAACACAATAATAATATGGACAAGAGTTTATTTGGCAATGTTAATTTAAGTAGTATGGACTTTATAGAAGTCCCTGGAGCTGGCGAGACTTCAGTAACTACTGCACCTGTAACTGAAGTTGATAAAAGTAAGGATAAACCTACTGATACAGCTATACAGGATGATGATAACTTCATTGAAATTCCTGATACAGTAGAACCTGCCACAACTAAGGTAGATGATATTGAAAAGGAATTGGAAAATGAGGATAAAAAAGAAATTGAAATTAAAGTAAATAAAGAGACTAAGGACTCCCCTGAAGTTAAGGGTAACTCTTCTTCTTCGCCATTGTTTGAGTCTTTTGCCAAAGCCTTATACGAAGGGGGTGTTCTTACTTCTTATGATGAAGCTGAATTTAAACAATTAGTTGATGAAGTTGGGCCTGCTGAAGCTTTAATAGAGCTTAATAAGAGAACCTTATTAGATGAAATTGAATCTTATAAAAGTGAATCTGAGGAAGAATATAAATCTTTCTTAGAAGCTAAAGAAGCAGGTGTAGACCTTAATGATTGGGCTAAAAGTCAGGAACTTAAAGCTAAATATAAGGACATAGATGATTCTGCTATTGAGTCTGATGTTGATTTGCAAAAGTCAATTATTCTCACAGACCTTAAGAGAAAAGGAATGGATGATGAAACTATTAGAGAAACTATTGAAAGTTTTGAAGATACTGGAAAACTTGATAAGCAAGCTAAGAATTCATTTAAAAACTTAAAGAAGGCTCAGGAAGAAGAAGAAAAGAATCTTGTTGCTGAAGCTAAACAAAGGGAAATAGATAATATTAAAACTCAAAAAGCTCAAATAGAACACCTTAAAAAAACTATTACAGAGACTAAAGAATTAATTCCTGGAATGGTACTTGGAAAAGATATTAAGGATTCTATATTTTCTATAATTACTACACCTGTTAAACAGGACACTAATGGACAACCTCTTAATGCTGTGATGGTTAAGAGAGCTGAAGACCCAATTAAATTTGCACTTATGGAAGCCTATTTTTTAAAGATGGGATTTTATGATGGTAAATTTGATAAGATGGTTACTAAAGCAAAAACACAAGCAGTTAAAGAACTTGAAACTAAACTTTCAACCAATAACAATACAAATTATATCTCTGGTGGGGATGGTTTGGATAAGGGTAGTGAGAGTGAATATGCTAAAGAGTTTGGAGCTGCATTTAGTAGAATTAAGATTTAAAGAGAAACACCGTTTAAAACAAATATAATTATGAGAATTTCACCATTTCAAATGTATGAAAATGATGATATCACAGGGCTGGTAACACAAGCAAATTTAGCATATAGATTTGGTATTGAGCCACAACAGGCTACCAAAGTTGCCACAATGATACATCAGGCTAATTTCGGAGCTACAGTTGCTGCTTATCTGGAAAGATTTCCTGCACTATATTTAGACTCTGATGATGATTTTACTTGGGATTTGGTAAGTAATGGTAAAAAGAATATTCCATTGGTAAAGGCTAGCCTTACAGATGGTGGTTCTGCTATTACTGCTGCTGACAAGGTAGGTAAAAACTATACAGAATTTTACCTGACTTTCCCTGAAGCTTACTTTACAGATGTAAATCTTATTGTAGGTGAAAGAAATGAAGTTTACCCCATTCAGATAATGAGTGATGCTAAACCTCTTGGAAATAACTATCAGTTCCAATGTAGACTTATGACAGGTAATCCTGACTTATTTATTCCTTTTGAAGAATTAGCTGCTGGTAAGAGATTTAGTAAAGACTTCTCTCCTGTAGAAAGAACTCTGTCTAAAAAAGGTGGTGGAGTACATTATACTTTCCCATTCAAAATGCAGAATGCTTTCACCATGATTCGTATGGAAGATACTGTTCCAGGTAACATGATTGAAAGACCTGTTAAATTTAGTTGGGTTGATCCTACTACCAAGAAAATTATGACTACTTGGATGGACTACAGAACTTATGAATTTGAAATGCAATATCAGGATGAAATTTCTAAAATGTTGATGTATGCAACAGCCAATAGGACTGCTGCTAACAACTACATGCAGAAAGGAAAATCTGGTTTTACTATTCAAATGGGTGCTGGTATTAAACAGCAAATGGAAGCTGCCAACTTTAACACTTATACAGAATTTAACATCAAGAAATTCACTGAAATGTTACTTGACTTAACAGTTGGTAAGATTGTTCAGGGACAGAGAGAAGTTACAGTTCTTACAGGTGAATGGGGAATGTATCAGTTTTCAGAAGCTCTTGAGTATCATTCTACTTTGTATCTTCCTGCACGTGATAATTACAGGATTTACAATGCAGGTGGTAACACAATGGGATTCAGAGGACAATTCCTTGAGTATACTGGCCCTAATGGAATCAAGGTAAATATTGTACATGACTCACTTAAGGATGATTTGGAAAGAAATAAGATTTACATGCCAGGAAAACAAGGATTGGCTGAGTCTTATGTATATGATATCCTGAATATGGGAACATCTGATGGTGGCCCAAATATCCAGAAAGTTTACTTGAAGAATAATGGTGATATTCGTGGATTTATTCCAGGATTACGTGACCCATTTACAGTAGGTAAACCTAATAGGGTTATGGCTTCTTCAGTTGATGGTTGGACAGAACACAGAGCCTTTATTGGTGGTGCTATGATTAAAGACCCAACTCGTACTGCAACATTTAAACCTAACATACTAGGATAGACTGCTGCTTGCTTTAGATTAAAGAACTGGTGGGACTGACCACCTCACCAGTTTCTTTTTTAAATTGGTCACAAACTAATAACTTAAGAAGAAGAAACAATGGCAAAACAACAAGTTGAAACAGTGGCGGAAGTTGAAGAAATTAAAACAAGCTTTACATTACCTAGAAAGAAGATAATGGTTAAACCCATTACAAAAGAAGGTAAATGGCTTGGTAAGGAACACTCAGGTAATTTCATGTATGAAAATACAAAGATGATAATTACTGTTCCAATTAATGCTTTATCAGGGGATTTAGTTGATCCATTAACTGATGAAGAAAGAAAGTTCTTTGAAAATAAGAAAGTATCTGGACTTGATTTTGAAGTAGGTGATTTAAGTGTATACAGAAAAAGTAACCCCTCAACAGGTGCTTACAATTACTGGCATACATTTGAATACAGACTTATTAAGAATCAGGGAGTTGTAGCTGATGAAACAGTATTGGATATATTAGACCTTAGTAAACCTATGGATTATATCAAATACAAAGTGCTATTATCTAATGTAGGATTAGGTGGAATTATTGCTCCTTCATGGGATGCAAGATTTGACCAAGGTACTTACAGGATTGCTGTAGTTGATGCTGGATATGAAGAAGCAACTAAATCTAATAGGTTAGATCAAATGTCTGAAGCTTTTGCTTTTGCACATAAAATATCTAAATCACATGGAAGTATGTTTGACTTCTTAAATGTTTACTGGCTGGAAAACAGGGTTGCAATTAAACCCTCTATGGATAGTACAGTAGATTGGCTAAAGGCAGAAATTACTAAGATTATTGATAGGGATATTGAATCATTTCTTACAACTATTAAATCTGATTATGAGCAGAAACTTATCATTCATAATGGAATGATGTGTGGTGCAATCAGAAGAAGTGGAACTACCTTTATGCTAAGTGATGGTGTTCCAATTGGTAACTCTGTAATAGATGCAATTCTCTATTTCAAGGATGAAAGAAACAATGAAGAAAAATTAAGATTACTGGCACAAATTGACAGTAATAAAAGAGAGAAAACACCTAAAGAATAAAAAATATGACTGCTGCTGAAATGAAAGCTTCCTTCTTAGTACAATATGATGCTGCTACATCATTTAGTTCTCCTGGTTGGGAAGATTCAGAGTTAAGTTCCTTTCTTAATCTTGCACAAGATAGACTAGTTGAAGAGTTATACATTAGTAAAAACTTTGCTAATATGTCTAATATTGTAAGAAATCTAGGGAACTTAACTCTTACAGCACATCCTACTATAACTAATGCTGTTTATAACAGTCTTACTGGAGTAACTGATTATTTGTATTATGTAAGTTCAAGAACTTTAGTAGCTACAAGAACTAATCCAGTAGTATCAAATGAATATCTTTCCAATGATGTTATAGATATATTAATGGCACAGAAATTCTTTAAAACTACACTTAATAAAGTACTGTTTAAATACCCTAAAGTTTACTTTGAGAATATATTTGATAGTACTGCAAAAGGAAATAGTCTTGTAATACTTTATGATAACTATACTGTAACACCAACTGTAGCAGAACTTGTATATGTAAAATACCCTGTAAGGATTAAAATAGAAGCTACTACAGTACCTTGTGAACTTAATCTTATGCTTCATGCTAAGATAGTTGAATATGCAGTACAGGAAGCTTTAAAAGCAACAAAACTTAGTAAAATAACTACACAATCATGACAGTAGATGAAATGTTATATGCTTTTCAGGAAAAACTAAATAGTTTTAATGATGTTCCTGCTAATCTTCAAAGAACTACTTCAGATGTTACTTACTATCTGAATGAAGGACAGAGAAGAATTGTAGAGTATTATTATTCTAATTATGAACAGAGTGAAAAAGCAAGGAGAGTACTGGCTCCTATAGCAATAAATACTGACTTAACAAGAAGTGATGTATCATCTACTCAAACTGGGCATCATCCTAATGGAGAATATTGGAAATTACCTACTGGAATGCTTTATACACTTAAAGAGGAATGTACACTCAATATTGATGTTAATGGAAAAGTAACTTCTACTATTGCAGATTATCAGAGAGTTTACACAAGACCTATAACACTTGATACTTATAATAGGCATATAAGTAATCCATTTAAACAACCCTATGAAGGCTGTGTATGGAGAGTTGACATAGGAAATAATGTAGCAAATGAAAGTTTACATGAACTTATTACAATAGCAGGAGTACAGATTTATATGTATCATGTTGCATATCTTAATACACCTGCACAAATATCTATAGAAACTTCTACTTCATCTAATTTACTTCCTTTAGTTCATCAGGATATTGTAGATGAAGCTGTTAAAATAGCTTTGGAAATAGCAATAATGAATAACAATTTAACTAATAAAACAAAATAATTATGGCAACAATTCAAAAGGTGACGAAGTACACCTATTCAAAAAATGTAAAAGACCCTACACCTGTACTTGCAGATAAGTTTAATCCTGCTGTAGATCAGATTAATACTAATACCACTGCATTAGCTGCTAATACTGCTAGTATTGCTGCACTTATTGCTAAGGATGGCTCATTTACTACTGCTTCTCTTACTACAGCAGGACTAACTACTGTAGATTTAACCCCTACTGTAGCAGGACTTACAGCATCTAATAAAGCTGTAGCTACTATAACAGGTGGAACTAACACTCAAGGCATTGCAGTTGTTTTAAAAGCTGTATGTACAACTAATACTCTTACTGTAACAATGAGAAATCTCCATGCTACAGAAGCTTTAAATGGAACACTTATAATTGCATATCA